ATCTTGGACAGGGTTTACTTATCCGGGATTAACTGTAGAGATAGAGGAGTACGATTATGCTACCGGAAGTTGGGAAGTTAATGCAGGAGCAACATCAGACTTTGAAAGAAGTAATGGGTTTACAAATTGGGGTTTAAATGCTCACGTAATAAACTCTATTCATACAGGAGATAACAGAACGAGGCTTACATTGACTTGGGGTAACATACCAACGTCAGGTAGTTACAGAACTGTACCTTTATTGAATGTTATGTTGACTTCTAATTTTTCAGGAGTTGATAACGCACAATTACCATTTACTGTAAACTACAATAAAGACTTAACCACAACGGGTAAGTTAATTTCTTCAGGCGGTAATTCTGATGAATGGAACTCTGCTTATGATAATCAAATCACAAAGCTTTCAGTTACAGGAACAACAACAAAAACATTAACCGCTACTCAACAGGATGGTGGTACTCTTACTGCATCTTGGTCTGACAAGGATAGTACACAGGACTTAGCCATATCAGGTACAACACTAAGCATTAGTGGGGGTAACTCTGTAGAAGTGCCAACCTCTATTGGCCCTCAAGGGCCTAAAGGAGATACGGGTGCTCAAGGTCCTCAAGGTATTCAAGGGGAAACGGGTGTTAAAGGAGATACGGGTGCTCAAGGTCCTCAAGGTATTCAAGGAGCGACAGGTCCTGCCGGTGCTAAAGGAAGCACGGGGGCTAAAGGAGATACCGGTAATGGCATAGCTAAGACGGCTCAGGTTGGGTATAACCTTGTGTTAGATTACACAGATGGTACTCAATTTGAAACCACAAGTCTACGTGGTGCAACAGGAGCACAAGGCCCGAAGGGTGATACCGGGGCAGTTGGTGGTGTAGGTCCTCAAGGTCCACAGGGACTTAAGGGCGCTACAGGTTCTCAAGGTCCTCAAGGTATTCAAGGGGAAACCGGGGCTGCCGGAGCGACAGGGCCACAAGGACCTGCCGGGCCAAAGGGTAGTACAGGAGCGAAGGGCGATACAGGAAATGGAATCGCTAAGACTGCGCAAGACGGATACACCTTAGTATTAGATTACACGGACGGGACAAGATTCCAAACCACAAGCCTTCGTGGAGCGACAGGCGCAGCAGGCGCTACAGGAGCAAAGGGTGATACCGGAGCAGCAGGCGCTACAGGACCTCAAGGACCAATAGGTTTAACAGGTCCTGCAGGAGCAAAAGGTGCAACGGGCGCAGCAGGTGCTACAGGTCCGCAAGGACCAATAGGTTTAACAGGTCCTGCGGGGGCAAAGGGTGATACCGGAGCAAGAGGTCCTGCGGGGGCAAAGGGCGATACCGGTAATGGGATTGCAAAGACTGCGCAAGTTGGGTACAATCTTGTATTAGAATACACAGACGGAACTAAGTTCGAGACAACAAGTTTAAGAGGTGCTACAGGTGCTGCCGGTGCTACAGGCGCTGCCGGTGCTACAGGTCCGCAAGGACCTAAAGGAGACACAGGCGCTGCCGGTGCTACAGGACCTCAAGGTCCTCAAGGGCTTAAGGGTGCTACGGGCGCTGCCGGTGCTACAGGACCTCAAGGTCCTGCAGGAGCAAAAGGTGCTACGGGTACTGCCGGTGCTACAGGACCTCAAGGACCTCAGGGTGATACAGGTGCAGCCGGTGCAACGGGAGCAAGAGGCCCTGCAGGTGCAGCCGGTGCAACGGGTAACGGGATTGCCAAGACTGTGCAAGACGGATATACTTTAGTATTAGAATATACAAACGGAACAAAATTTCAAACTACAAGCCTTAGAGGGGCAACCGGGGCTACAGGTTCAACCGGGGCTGCAGGAGCAACGGGAGCAACAGGTCCGGCAGGGCCTAAAGGTTCAACCGGGGCAGCCGGTGCTACAGGTCCGGCAGGGCCGACAGGACCTAAAGGGAGTACGGGGTCTCAAGGTCCACAGGGTGAACAAGGCCTACCGGGGGCTAATGGAAAAGATGGAGCGACAGGACCACAAGGACCACAAGGACCACAAGGACCTGCGGGTGCATCCGGTAGCAATTTTCCTGTTACTATTGATGGAAAACAAGTAGGTATTGTTACGAGAATGGATGTTGATTATAGATTGGGAATTTGTGTTGTAACTACAGAATCAGGAGATTCATTCTCTCTTGCACTCGGCAGGTAACATAAACAATAAATTCATATCTTTGTAGAAAAAATTGGTAAACGATTTTAACGCTTTGAAGGTACAACTCGGTGATACGGTAATCACTCAAAACAATCTTCTAAAGAACATTGAGGAATTAAAGATTCAGTACGCTTCTGAAGAGGCAGTATTAATCGATAAATACGGAAAGGATTCTGTAATCAACGTTCAGACGGGCGAGATTTCACAGAAGCCTTCTGAAGAACAAACAGAATAAATGGGAAAGATTAGCACATATTCGATTGACGCATTACCTACGCTGAAAGACAAGGTAATCGGAAGTGATTCCGATGATAGTTTAGTAACTAAAAATTATTTACTTAGCGACATCATTGGTCTCGTTGAGACACCAACCCTACAAGAGGTATTGGACTCAGGGAATATTGCTACTCAAGATATTATTTTAAAAGGAGTTGTTGACACCGAACAGTTAAATGTTGGTGTCAGCGCCTCCTTTGCAGGTACTGCAAGCTTTACAAACAATGTTTTATTTGATGTTGGTTATGTAGAACTGCAGGGCGGTGTAAAAGATTCTACGGGTCAGTATGGAACTGCAGGTCAGTTCTTGCAAACAAGTGGTAGTTTAGTAGAGTGGGTAACACCACCCCCATTCCCGGCTGATTTACAATCTGTTCTCGACACAGGTAATACGGCTAAACAAGACATTAATCTTATAGGCAACATAAACCTTCAAGGAAATTTAATTCAATCTGTAGGTAACACTCAGCTTGTTGATTTAGTAGTAAAAGGAAAATCAATATTTGAAAATTCTGCTGAGTTTCAAAAAGAAATAGTAGCCTTAGGTCCTGTATTAGATGGAGGGAGTAATCCCGGTGTTTCAGGTCAAGTGCTTGTATCTACAGGCGCTAATGTTAAATGGGTAGACAATGTTGTTGTAAATCAACCAACATTTGCTAAGGTTTTAGAAGGCTCTTCTTTTGCAGACCAATTACCTACAGGACAAAACGCACCACTACAAATTGAGTTTGGTGCTAACCAACAAACCCCTGAGGTTAATCTACTTCCAACAGGTGAGATTAACTTCCTTGTTGATGGAACTTATTTCTTTGAAGCGTTTGGTAATGTAGAAAGAAACGGCAACTCAGGTGGTGTTGCTATGGTGATGTATCGTATACTTCTTAATGGAACACAGTTAGGAATAACAAGAGGTGTTGATATTAATAGTGTAGGTATTATGATACCACTATCAATATCTGAACCTATCAATGTTGTTGCAGGAGATGTTCTTACATTTGAGATATTAAGAGATGCAAACGGTGTCAACCAAGGTGGGTTATATACTCATCAAGTTGCAGGTGGAGTTTGGTCTACAGTACCTTCAGCATCCATTTCAGTTTGGAAGCTGACTTAAAATATAAATAAAATGGATATAAGAAAAATCAGCATAGGCCCTGACTACAAGTCGGGAGCAATGCACTATATAGTTAATCAGGAAATTTTAAATGGCACTCATAAGATTCATCTTATTAGATATGACCAAGAGTCAGACTCTATAAAGATTTGGATTGAAAGCGATAGAGAAGAGATACTTTTATGGAAAGAGTTCACGAGCACTATGCCTATATCTATTGAGTACAATATAAATTTCTAATGATATGACAAAGGAAGATAAGCAAGAGATGCTCATTCATTTAGAGCAGCTAAAAGTAGAGAAATCAAATACCGATGACTTTGGAGAGCAGATGGAAATTGCTGACCAAATTCACGCAATAGAAATGAAATTGAACGGAGTTAAACCAACAGATTCTTATTTTGAATGTGAAGGTTGTGGCTCATAAAAAACAATATGCGGTCTCCATTTTACTTTATAGTGAGTCCCAAGAAGGGCAAGCGTTATGATAACACCAAAGATATAGGTGGTGTAGAGGTTATAACTTCTACATCAGAAGAAGATTTTCGATTCGCGAATCGAGAAGCTATAGTAAAAGAACTTCCGTTAGGATATCAAGGTCCGATAAAAGTTGGTGACACACTTCTTGTGCACCACAACGTATTCAAGTTTTACAACGACATTAAAGGAAGGAGAAAGAGTGGTAAGAGTTTCTTTAAGAATGACTTATTCTTTATAGAGCCTGACCAATTCTTTATGTACCATAATGGTACACAATGGAATGCCTATGACAGGTATTGTTTTGTAGAACCAATTCCCGTACAAAATTCGTATATTTATAAAAATACTAAGGAAGAGCCTCTTATGGGTTTGATTAAGTATCCAAATGAATATCTAATTAGTAAAGGAATAAACAAGGGGGATATGGTTTGTTTTAAGCCTGATAGTGAATATGAGTTTACGGTAGAAGGTGAGAAGTTATATAGAATGTTTGACCATAGTATTACAATGAAACTATGACAACAATATTCTTAACTGACGTATTCGAAAACCCTGACAAGTATGTTGAGGATATAAAACAGAAAGGCTTTACTGATTTTAAATCAGGAGATAATGTTTTTAAAAACGTTCAAGAGTTAGAGAGAGATGACGTTGTGAAGGCTATAGAGTCTTTATTGGGGGCAAAGCTTGTTTTGAGTTTTGCGAGAATGTCTCCCTTAGGTCAAGAAGAACCTAACTTTATACATAAAGATGATATGCACGGTGATTACACCGCTATATTATATTTGAATAAAACGTATCCAAGTGGATACGGAACAACACTATACGATGATGATGATAATGAGATATTAGTTTGTAAAGCAAAGTACAATTCTCTTTACATATTTCCCTCAAGTGTAAAGCATTCAAGAAATACTTTACAGAACTTTGGAGAAGGTGATGATGCAAGATTAGTTCAAGTTATGTTCTTTAAGATTTAAACAATGAAAAAAGACAAGTGGGTGTTTTTCGAAGATAGTTGGAATGAGCACGATGGTAGCCCAATTCCTTTTAAAAAAGAAAAAAGATTTAGAAGTGAATTCAAAAGAAACAAAATTAAAAATAATAGAGGCAGGTCACAGGGCGGTGGAGCAGCTTATAAAAGTGGCGAAGGAAGCGATTATTAAACACGACCCTGAAGACGACCTATCTGCTGACAGGTTAAAGAATGCAGCAGCAACAAAAAAGTTAGCAATCTTTGATGCGTTTGAAATCCTAAATAGGATTGAGTCAGAGAAGGAGGCGATAGAGTCTATGGAGAATGGCTCTAATAAAGTAGATACTAAACAAGGATTTGCAGAAAGAAGGTCTAAATAGTTTATATAGGATTGTACAAGATTACGTACCTAAATCCGTACTCACCAACAAGAATAAAGCAAAGAGTTGGAAGTACGGGTATGATGAAACCTATGACTTTATTGTAATATCAAAAGACGGAACTTTAGGCGAGGTTATAGAAATACAAAACCTAAAAATAGGTTTACCTCTTGCTCCTAAAAAGTGTCTTCAAAGACACTCTAAAAAAGAAAATCAGTATTGGGAAAGAAAAGAACTACCCAAAGAACTGAGTAAGATTCAATCTATATTTCAATGGAATGATATGCCCAAGGAATTTAAAAGCCGTTGGGTTGATTATATTGAGAAGGAGTTTGATTACCGTGAGGACGGATGTTGGTTTATGAATAATGGAAAGCCTACATACATAACCGGTAGCCACTATATGTATCTTCAATGGACATCTATTGATGTAGGATATCCCGATTACAGAGAGGCTAACAGATTACTTTATATTTTTTGGGAGGCTTGTAAAGCAGATAAAAGGAGTTTCGGTATGGTCTACTTAAAAATTAGACGTTCGGGATTTTCTTTTATGTCTTCATCAGAGTCTGTAAATACGGCAACACTTGCAAAAGATGCGAGGGTTGGTATATTATCTAAGACAGGTTCTGATGCTAAGAAGATGTTTACAGATAAGGTAGTTCCTATAAATAGTAGGTTGCCATTCTTTTTTAAACCTATTATGGATGGTATGGATAAACCTAAAACAGAGTTAGCTTATCGTGTACCGGCATCTAAGATTACAAAGAAAAATATGTTTGACTCAGATGCTGAGCAAATAGAAGGATTGGACACCACTATAGATTGGAAGAATACCGATGACAACTCATATGATGGTGAGAAGCTTTTACTATTAGTACACGATGAGAGTGGGAAGTGGATAAAGCCCAACAATATTTTAAATAATTGGCGAGTAACAAAAACCTGTCTTAGGTTGGGTAGTAAAATTATAGGTAAATGTATGATGGGTTCTACATCTAATGCATTAGCAAAAGGTGGAGATAACTTTAAAAATCTATATACTAATTCAAATGTGTTATCACGAAACGCAAATGGTCAAACTAAAAGCGGAATGTATTCACTTTTCGTTCCAATGGAATGGAATATGGAGGGCTTTATAGATAGATATGGGATGCCTGTATTTAGAACTCCTAAGACTTATTTGTTAGGAATTGATAACGAAATTATCAGTCAAGGTGCTATTGATTATTGGGAAGCAGAGGTTGATTCATTAAAGAATGATGCCGATGCCTTGAATGAATTTTATCGTCAGTTCCCAAGAACTGAGTCACACGCATTCCGTGATGAGAGTAAGCAATCAATATTCAACCTAACCAAGATATATCAACAAATAGATTACAACGATTCTTTAATAAAGGAGCATCACATTACTCAGGGTTCTTTCCATTGGAAAAACGGAATCAAAGATAGTGAGGTTGTGTTTTCTCCAACAAAGAGTGGTAGATTCTTTTTAAGTTGGATACCAAGTACGAGGGTAAGAACTGCCCCTGTAGTTAAGAACGGGGGTAAATTTCCTCCGAATGAACATATAGGCGCATTTGGTTGTGACTCATACGACATATCAGGTGTTGTTGGTGGGGGTGGTTCTAACGGTGCGCTTCACGGACTGACTAAGTTTAATATGGACGATGCTCCAAGTAATCATTTCTTTTTGGAGTACATAGCAAGACCACAGACCGCAGAGATATTTTATGAGGACGTATTGATGGCTTGTGTTTTTTATGGTATGCCTATCTTAGTAGAGAATAACAAACCAAGATTGTTGTATCACTTTAAGAATAGAGGATATAGAAACTATTGTATGAATAGGCCGGACAAACACAAGAACAAACTATCTAAAACAGAAAGAGAACTTGGGGGTATACCAAACTCAAGTGAGGATGTAAAGCAGGCACACGCATCTGCTATTGAATCGTATATTGAGAAGTATGTAGGTGTGGATATGGAGGGTACATATAGGGCCTCTGATGAGATGGGGGATATGGTCTTTACAAGAACTCTTGAGGATTGGGCGAAGTTTGATATTACCAACAGAACCAAGTATGATGCGAGTATATCTTCAGGCTTGGCGATAATGGCTTGTCAAAAGCACATATATCAACCTCAGAAAAAACAGTCAAAAATAAACATTAACTTTGCAAGGTATAATAACAAGGGAACAACAAGCGAAATTATTAGATGAAAGATGTTAAGGTAAACATAACATCGACAGGGTTTCCAAGTCAATTTGTTTCTGATGCAGAAAAGGCATCAGATGCTTTCGGTTTACAAATCGGGCAAGCCATTCAATATGAGTGGTTCAAAAAGGACGGGACACAATGTAGATTCTATGACCAATGGAGAAACTTCCATAGGTTAAGACTATATGCACGTGGCGAACAACCTGTTGGTAAATATAAAAACGAATTAGCAATTAACGGTGACTTGTCTTATCTAAATTTGGATTGGACTCCTGTACCTATTCTTCCTAAGTTCGTGGACATTGTGGTCAATGGGATGTCCGATAGATTATTCAAGGTTAAGGCTTATGCTCAAGATGCTATGTCTCAATCTAAGAGAAGTAAGTATCAGGATATGATTGAAGGTCAGATGCTTGCAAAACCTATGTTAGAGGTTATTCAACAAAAGACAGGTGCTAATCCATTTACTATAGAGCCTGAAGAGTTACCAAAGTCAGATGAAGAGTTGTCGTTATATATGCAACTCAACTATAAGCCTGCTATTGAAATAGCAGAAGAAGAAGCTATTAATACTATTCTTGAAGAGAATAAGTATATAGACTTAAGAAAACGTCTTGACTACGACTTAACTGTGTTGGGTATTTCTACTGCTAAACACGAGTTCCTTCCCGGAGCAGGTGTAGAGGTTAAGTATGTTGACCCTGCTAATATTGTATATAGCTATACAGAAGACCCACACTTTAAAGATTGTTTCTATTGGGGTGAGATTAAAACACTTCCAATTACAGAACTAACTAAGATTGACCCAACGCTTACCAAAGAGCAGTTGGAAGAGATTGCCAAGAGTGGGCAGAGTTGGTACGACTACTACAATACTGCTCAGTATTATGATAATGATATATTCTATAGAGATACTGTAACCTTAATGTACTTTAATTATAAGACCACTAAAAAAATGGTCTATAAGAAAAAGATTAACGAGGAGACAGGAGCAACAAAAGTTATTCAAAAAGATGATACATTCAATCCACCACAAGAGATGATGGATGAAAACAACTTTGAGAAAATAGAAAAGACTATTGATGTATGGTATGATGGTGTAATGGTTATGGGAACTAACTACTTATTAAAGTGGGAGTTAGCCGAGAATATGGTTAGACCAAAGTCGTCATCGCAACACGCATTACCAAACTATGTAGCAGTAGCGCCAAGAATGTATAAGGGTGTTATTGAATCTTTGGTTAGAAGAATGATACCATTCGCTGACCTGATTCAGATTACACACCTAAAGCTACAACAGGTTATTGCTAAGGTAGTGCCTGATGGTGTATTTATAGATGCCGATGGTTTGAACGAGGTGGACCTTGGTACGGGTAACGCCTACAATCCTGAAGATGCATTAAGACTATACTTCCAAACAGGTTCTGTTATTGGTAGGTCTTATACGCAGGATGGTGAATTTAATAATGCAAGAGTTCCTATTCAGCAACTAACATCTAATTCAGGCGCATCTAAGACTCAAATGCTTATAGGTAACTATAATCATTACTTAAATATGATACGCTCTGTAACGGGCTTAAATGAAGCGAGAGATGGTAGTATGCCTGACCCTAATTCATTGGTTGGTCTACAGAAGTTAGCAGCCTTAAATTCTAATACTGCAACTCGTCACATTCTTGATGGTAGCTTATATATGTTTAGAAGTCTTTCAGAGGCATTAACGTATAGGATTGGTGATATATTAGAGTATGCTGATTTCGCAGATGATTTTGCAAATAAGATTGGTAAGTATAATGTAAGTATCCTTAACGACATTAAGGACTTATATATTTATGATTTCGGAATCTTTATTGAGGTAGCACCTGATGAAGAAGAGAAAGCACAACTTGAGCAGAATATTCAGATGGCACTATCGAAAGGTGATATTAACCTTGAGGATGCTATTGATATTAGAGAGATTAAAAACATCAAGCTTGCTAACCAATTACTAAAGGTTAAACGTAAAGCTAAGCAAGACAGAGAAGAGCAGATGCAAATGCAGAAGCAAGCAATGCAATCTCAACAACAATTAAAATCTCAAGAGATTGCTGCTCAGTTAGCAATGAAGAAAATAGAAATGGAAACTCAGGCTAAGATACAGATTCAACAGTCAGAGATTCAAAACCAAATTATGAAGCTGCAGCAAGAGGCAGAACTGAAGTCTATTCTTATGGATAAAGAGTTCCAAATCAATATGCAGCTACGTGGTATGGAGGTTGGCGCTTTACAAGAGCGTGAGAAAGAAAGAGAAAAGGCTAAGTCGAGTAGAATTAGTCAGCAGAATACAGAACAGTCAAAGCTTATTAATCAGAGAAAGAACAATCTTCCTCCGATGAACTTCGAGTCGAATGAGGATAGCTTAGATGGTTTTGATTTAGCTGAGTTCTCACCCCGATAAATGTCTAAATTTTTTATATTAAATTTGTAACTTAAATTAAACTCATATGGAATTAAAGGTAAGAGCCATTGATGGCATCGAGCAGAAGTCGGTTCAAGAAGTTGAAAGCGAACTGCTTGAAAAACACGAGCAAGAAGTAAACTCAGAAGCTGACGAACAGACTACCGAGGTAACCTCGGAGGTTGACAATAATAAGGTTAGTGCAGAAACTGCACAGGCCACGGAAACTCAAACCTCAGAGTTAAGTGAGGATGACGTTCTTTCATTTATTAAAAAGAAGTACGATAAGGAAATCACTTCGGTACAGGATTTGTTTCAGGCACGAGAAGAGTCTGAACCACTACCTGAAGATGTGGCTACTTATCTTAAATATAAGAAGGAAACAGGACGAGGGTTCGAGGATTTCTCTAAACTAAACAGAGACCTTGATACTGTAAATCCTGATAGACTTCTTAAGGAATATCTAATGGCTACTGAAAAAGGTCTTGATGAAGAAGACATAGACTCTCTAATGGAGGACTATTCTTATGATGAAGAACTTGATGACGAGACCGCAGTAAAGAAGATTAGATTAAAAAAGAAAAAAGATATTGCTAAGGCCAAAGAATACTTTGAGTCTGAAAAAGAAAAATACAGAGTTCCTCTTGAGTCAAGCGGGGGTTCTATTTCTGATGAAGACAAAAAAGCTTTAGAGGACTACAAGCAGTATGTACAACAGGCGACCACTTATGAGGAAGAGGCCAAGCGTAAAACCGATTGGTTTATGCAGAAAACTAACGAAGTGTTCGGAGGTGAATTCAAAGGTTTTGAGTTTGCTATTGATGAAGACAAGAAGGTAATCTACTCTCCGGGTGATGCAAATGAATTGAAGAGTGCTCAAGAAAATCCTGCGAACTTTATTCAAAAGTTCTTGGACGAAGATGGGTTACTCAAAGATGCAGTTGGATACCATAAGTCATTAGCCATCGCAATGAACCCTGAAAAGTTTGCTAAGTTCTTTTATGAGCAAGGCAAATCAATTGCAACAGAAGATGTAATACGTCAAACTAAAAATGTCAATATGACTACACGTAGCGCACCGGAAGTAACAAATAAAGGGGGAATGCAAATTAGAGCCGTTAACCCTTCATCGGGAAAAGGCTTACGGATAAAAAGTAAAAAGTAAATATTTAAAAAAAGAAAAAAATGGCAGGACAAGTAAACCCTACTCCGGGATTCGCATTACAGCCAAGCGCTGAGCAAGTCCCTTTATCGACTAACTATATCACAAACTTTGATTTCTTGAATCAGTATCTTCCTGATACTTACGAGAAAGAGTTTGAAAGATATGGTAACCGCACAATCTCTTCATTCTTAAGAATGGTAGGTGCGGAAATGCCTTCTAACTCTGACCTTATCAAATGGGCTGAGCAAGGAAGACTACACACTAAATATGTAAACTGTGCTTCTGCAGGTGCAGCAGGTGACCTAACGGCTACTATTACTGTAAACGACACTTTGTCTCCGGGCACAGGTGGTATTGCAGTACGTAAAGGTCAAACCATTATGGTTTCTGACAACGCAGGTACAGGTTCTAACAAAGGTATCGTTGTTGATGTTGACACAACTGCAGGTACTATTGACGTAGCTTACTACGAAGCAGCAGGACAGGCATTTGCCGGTTCAGCAGTTGTGAGCATCTTCATCTACGGTTCTGAATTCAAAAAAGGAGTTCGTGGTATGGAAGGTTCTTTGGAAGCTGACGATGAAATCTTCGAGAACTCACCAATCATCATCAAAGATAAGTATGCAGTATCAGGTTCTGATATGGCTCAAATCGGATGGGTTGAGGTAACAACTGAAAACGGTGCAAGCGGATACCTATGGTATTTGAAATCAGAGCACGAAACAAGACTTCGTTTTGACGATTACTTGGAGACTGCAATGATTGAAGCAGTTCCTGCTGAAGCAGGTTCGGGCGCTGCAACACAAGCAGTTAACGACCAAGTTGGTGACAAAGGTTCTGAAGGTGTATTCTACGTAGTAGAAAACCGTGGTAACGTTTGGGGCGGTGGATACCCTGACTCATTGACTGAGTTTGATACTATCGTTTCTCGTTTAGATAAGCAAGGTGCTATCGAAGAAAACGTATTGTTCATTGACAGAGATTTCTCTTTTGCAATTGATGATATGTTGGCAGGATTGAACGGTTATAGTTCAACAGGTGCTGCTAACTTCGCATCTTTCGGTTTGTTTGACAACGACAAGGATATGGCGTTGAACTTAGGTTTCACAGGTTTCCGTAGAGGATATGACTTCTACAAGTCTGATTGGAAATACTTGAACGACCCTACAATGCGTGGTGGTATGTCAGGTGCAGCCGGTTCAGGTAAAGTAAGCGGATTGTTAGTTCCTGCAGGTTCTACTTCTGTTTATGACCAAATCCTTGGTAAGAACGCTAAGAGACCATTCTTACACGTTCGTTACCGTGCTTCTGAAACTGAAGACAGACGTTACAAAACTTGGCTTACAGGTTCAGCAGGTGGTGCAATGAATAGCGACCTTGATGCAGTGGAAGTACACTTCCTTTCTGAAAGAGCGGTATGTACCCTTGGTGCAAACAACTTCTTCTTGTTCTCAGAATAAGAGGTTTAATATTGGGGGAGTGTCTTCAAAGACACTCTCCCTTTTTTTAATTTTAATAATATCTAATTATGAAAAAAACAGTAAAGTCAGTAGACCGTGTCTACAAATTAACGAGGGATGCAGCCCCTTTATCTTACACGCTG